CTCGCCGCTGATCCTCGACAAAAGATAAAGGAACATGCACACCGCAGTCGTCACTCTCCCAAAGAGGAGCAACCCTGGAACGATCGATACCAGAAAGAAGGGTGTCGATTACCCTAGGGACGGGAATACCCGTCTCGTAGGTCCAACGGTTAAGACGATTTGCAAGAGAGACGCGGTCTTGTGGAGCGAATAACGTCTTGCAGTAGACACCCCGTACGGGGTGGCCCCTGAAGAAGTCATGGCCACACGATTCGCGGAAGGGCCCTTCAAAGAAGGACTTCTCTGCGTTAACCTTCATCCCCAACAAGGAAAGAAGGCGAAGGATCCTATGCTGAACTCGGGTTTCGACTATCAAGTCGTCACCAAAGACAGCACAATTCGGATTCTTCCCAAACCTGGCCTTAAGGCCAAGTGAGGCATATGCAGAGTTTACCATGCACATAAAGATCAAGGTCATGAGCGGGAAAGTAAACCCGCAACCCATGGTCGAGATCATCCGTAACTCCACCCTCTGACCACCCGGTAGCCTTGTTGAAGGGCTACGTAGGAGGTCGATCAGTCCACGCCCAGGGAATACCTTCGGAAGAAGGTGGAACCCAAGGCGATCGGATGCGCTTTCGAGGTCGATGGTGCAGAAAGAACCATCTAAGGAACCCCTCAGCGCGAGAGTGCGATTGACTGTCGGCTGGTCGCGGAGAGAGACGCCATATTGACGTTTCAACTCTTTGACGAGCAAGCAGCCGAAACCGAGCTGATAGAACATATTCAGTCCCGGTTCCGTACAGACTGTGCGCGATATCTTCTGAGTCTTCGGCACGAACGAAAGTTTACTGCCTTCAACTTCAGCGATCCCGTATCTGGTTAGGCGTAAAAACTCTGCCTGAGCCCATGTGGGGTCACACTGAAGGGAGTCCGAATAGGACTCGTAAAGAGACGAGGAGGTTGTCGTTAATGGAGAGTCAAAGAACTTTGTATAAAAGTCTTGACCCCGGGCGCCAACTGAAGAACCTGGTCCCGCATATCCAAGCATAAAACACTCGGGTAGCGTCCACCAGGTTCGGTTAGCATCCATAGCGTCTTCGAAAAAGGAGCGAAAGGCGTTAAAATAGCCGTTCACAAGAACTTCGTCTAACGACGTATTGACATCAACCTTATAACACCCCATTTCCAAATTGCACTCAAGAAACTTATCGAGAGCAGCTTGGTCAGGGGGACCGTTGCTAATGCCATCGCTGAACTTTTTAAACAGCGAATTGACAAGAGCGTGGGCAGCAAACGCGGTATGATCTTCAAAAGGATCGCGCGCAAGCTGTGTTGCCAGGTCAGAAGACAGACTCTGGGAAAGAGCAGGTTGTAAACCCATACACTTCTCCAATAGTAGCGTGTAATTGAATCCGCAGATTCCACAGTAATAAGTATCACGACCTCACGGCCGTGATGAAAGTGGAAATATTCTGCACAGAACGATTTGGCGACCGCATAGTCGGAATGGTATGAATCTAATATTTCAAGATCATCCATCTCCTGTGTGCGGATTAACCCATCGAGATCAAACTCTTTCATGGCTATAAGACGCCACTAAGAGTTACGTCACCGATGTCGTTCGAAGATTCCCAGAGAATGCCGATATGGCATGACTGGAGAGCCTTGACGTTAGGGGCGTCGGC